CGGGCTGGCCCGGAAGAAGTAAGACGCCCCGTGGAGAAAGAATTCGTAGGTCCTACAGGTAGGCCCGGCATGAGGGCAGGAGGTTAAAATGCGACGTAATCATTCTTACGAAAAGACTTGTAAGCAGATGAAATGCATGGCTGACGGTGGGAGGGTCCGTAAAAAGCGCAAATACGGTGACGGCGGGAAAGTGGAGGGAAAGAAAGCCGCCCCGCCTGTCCGTGTGCCATCTACGCCTCCTAAGCCGGATCCCGAAATGTTGGGTTCTGGCGAAGCCGCAAAGGCTGGAGATATACTTAGAAACCGTAGAAAACAGCAGATGAAAGAGTTGGGTATATAACTACCCAAATAGGGTATAATCGTTCTCGAATGTAGTACATTTGTTCTCAATCTGAGGATCTTAACATGGCAGTTTCTGGTAAGTTTTTGGGGGACACTAAAGGCAATCGCGATGTGGCCACGAACCGCACAAGCGGTTCTAATGGTGGCAGCGGCGAGTCTCACAAAGGTGGGGCTGGTCTTGGTGGAAAATTCGCTGGTGGTACGAAGGGCAACACCGACCTGCCCACCAATCGTACATCCGGTGTATCAACTGGTCATGGCGGTGGCCCGCTTAAAGCTGGCGGGAAAGGTAAGTAACATGGCTAAACACGGTAAATGTGTTAAGGAAGTTAAGCTGTCACGGCTTAGTGGTGTGTACGATGTCACCATTAATAAGGCCGCGCCGGAAGCCCGAATGCATCGCGATCTGTCGAAAGATGGAAAGTCGTATCGCGCTTCTCAGAATGAGACGCCGATGGCCGACGATGAAAAAGCCCGTGCTGAGCGATATGCCGGTATTTTCTATTGAAACTTAATGAGGAAGTAGCACAGGCGCTAACCAATCTCCGTGCGAGCGAGGATTTTGGTCGGGTCCTGAAGTGGGTTGCTGAATACACTGATAAAGAAACTGAAACCTGTATATTGCAAGACGGACTTTTGTTATACAGGGCTCAAGGCGCTGTCGAGGCGCTTAGATCGTTCATGAGATCTTATGCAGAGGCTCCGCAACTCGTTGAGAAACTTAAAACCCAAAATAGGGGGAATACACGATGAGTGCTCTGCCCAAAGCCGTACAAAAGCAGATAGCCGAAGCAAACCGCATAGCTGACGCGATCAGAGGTACGCCAGCTTCTAATGAGACTAACGAAGAGGGCGAAACTACCCCGCCTGTCGTCGCTGGTGAAACTCCAGCCGATAAAATAGAAGACGGGTGGGAACACAGATACAAGGTTCTACAGGGGAAGTACAACAAAGAAGTCCCCCGCCTGCAAGCGCAGATCCGTGATAACGAAGGTGCAGTCAATGAGATGCGCGGGCGACTGAATACTACCGAAGCTCTTCTCATTGCTTTAGGGCAGAAGGGCGAGAGTAAACCCAACCAAGAACCTGCTGACAACGCCGCACCACGTACTGTAACCGATCAGGAAATCAACGAGTTTGGGCCTGATTTGTATGATTTCATTAAGCGTGTGGCTTCTGGAATAGCCCCGGCCAACACGAAAGGTGTTACTGACCGTTTGAGACAGGTTGAAGAAACTACTTCACATGTTGTTAAAACTGTGGCAAAATCCGCGCGTGAAAGATTGTTTTCAACTCTTGCTGGAGCAGTCCCTAACTGGGCTGAGTTAAATGAGGATCCCAGTTTCCTTGAGTGGTTGGATGAGTCCGACCCCTACTCCGGCAGGCGAAGAGGCGATCTTTTGACAGAGGCGTATGGAGCCAATGACTCGAATCGTGTTATTAGGTTCTTTGCGAGCTTTCAGGAAGAAAACGCTGCTGCAACTCCCGCTGATGGGAATGCTGCTCGGACTCCCGCTAGAGGTAGGTCCGAATCACAGCAAAACCTCAGTGACTTTGTGGCCCCCGGAACGCCGAAAACCGGGCCAGCAGGTGCTCAAAATGAAAGCGGTAAGCGGGTTTGGTCCCGCAAAGAGATATCCGAACTATACGCCCGAAGGAATGAGTTTATCCGTAAGGGCAAGAAAGTACCGGACTCGCTCTTGAAAGAGGAAACAGACCTCAGCAAAGCGATGAAGGAAGGTCGGATTCATTCTTAACCGTAATCTAGGAGTGCTTTGTAATGGCTTTCCCTACTGCAACCCCGTTTGATGGGCCGGCACCGAGTCCGGCTTACGCGGGAATTTTTATACCGGAGATCTGGAGCGGGAAACTCGTAGAGAAATTCTACGCAGCTACTGTTCTTGGCGCTATCGCCAATACTGACTACGAAGGTGAAATTCGTAATCAGGGCGATACAGTCAAGATTCGGACGCGCCCGACGATCAGCATCTCTAATTATCAGGCAGATCAGGCTCTGACTATCCAGCGCCCGTCAAGCAACCTTGTTGAATTGCAAATCACCAAGGGCAAGTATTTCAATCTTGCGCTCGACGATGTGATGGAGCTTCAGTCCGATATCGACCTTCTGTCGGTTTGGGCGGAAGACGCGGCTGAGCAGATGAAGATTGCTGTGGACACTGATGTTCTCGGCCATCTGGCTTCTGCGAACCCGGTCGGAGATAGTGTGGGGATCAATACCAATAACTACGGCATTACGGCCGGTGCCATTTCTAATGACATCGACTTGGGTGACTACGGCGATCCGCTGTATGTCAATTCCGCTGCCGAAGGTACTGGTACTGGCGCTGATGCTTCCAACTCACAGTCCATCGTTGATTTCATCGTCAACTGTGGTCAGGTTCTTGATGAGCAGAACGTTCCTGAGCAGGGTCGCTGGATGGTGATCCCGGCTTGGTTCGCTTCGCGCATTAAGAAGTCAGAGTTGAAAGACGCATCGCTGTCAGGTGATGGCACCTCGATTCTGCGTAATGGGCGCCTCGGAATGGTTGATAGGTACACGCTGTATCTGTCGAATCTCCTCCTTGGTGATTCCACTTACGCTGATGAGTGGCCAATCCTGTTTGGCACTAGCGCCGGCCTGACTTTCGCCGCTCAGTTCACAAAGATGGAAACGCTGCGTAGCGAACTTTCCTTCTCTAATCTGGTCCGTGGCTTGCAGGTCTACGGGTACAAGGTTGTGAACGGGGTTACGCTTGGTCGTGCTGTAGTTGCCAAGGGCTAATAGCCTGTAGGGGATAACCTCCGGGGGTGTATCCACGCGGATACGCCCTCGGGGCCTCTTAAGGGGTGTCCTATGAGCAGCTACCAAGACCTTATCAATGACGCTCGCGTTCTGCTTCAGGACACTGTGGATAGTCGTTATTCAGACGCCACACTTATTTCTACTTTGAATCGCGGGCTGAAAGATCTAGGGCGTATACGCCCCGATGCTTTTTACGATTTCTATAACGCTAACGCCCTAAACATCCCAGTCATAACCGATACCGATCCCGCTCCCGCCGGGCAAACGCTCTGGACGGAAGTTTTTGGCATTGAGGATCAGTTTTATACCCCGCTTATGAGTTATGTGGTCGGCTTAACAGAACTTATTGAGGACGAATTTTCAGTGGACGGGAGGGCTATGGCTTTTGTTGGTCAGTTTCGCGCAATGGTATTAGGACTCTGACATGGTAGACACAGTCTTCCTTGAGGGTACTGGTTGCGAATGTGACGTAAGTCTTGATACGTGGCTGAAGGACGCTCTACCTCAGTTACCCGGCGCTGTGCGTTCAGTAGCCGAGCGCGAACTTATCCTTACTGCTAGTGAATTCTTCGAGCGTACCTTCGCATGGCAGGCGTGGATTACAGACATAGACATGAAGAGCGGCGCTAAGCAGTATTGGCTGTCTCCTTACGATACTTACTCCAACGTCATAGCTGTTCTTGGAGTTGTCTTTAGGGGCGGAGATGCTACTTCTGGTCGTGATTTGCATCCACTAGGGCGAAAACCAGCGGCGGCTCTGACATCTAATACTCCAACGCATTACTACGCGGATAATCCGCCAGATGCTATTTTCCTGTATCCAGAGCCGGACCGGGATCTTGATGATGCATTAGATTTTCATGTTGCTTTGACCCCTAAACAGTCCGTAGAGCATCTGCCAAGAATAGCGGCCATAAAATTCCATGATGCCATTCTTCAGGGATTTCTGGGCCGGATGATGATGCATCCAGCTAAGCCGTACTCAAATCCGGGGCTCGGTTCTACTTATTTGAGGGAGTTCCATACCAGAATAGGGCGGTACGTGGGTGAAGCGAAAGGTGGTTTTGTACGAGCGCAGAACTGGTCATATCCGTCCTCATGGGGGGTCAGGAAGAGTGGACGATGAGCGCAAGACTTTACCCATTGGCCGCAGCCCAACTGCTTGACTCAACGCTGGATTGGACCACGGCCAGCATTAAGGCAATTTTTCTCTCTGAGAATTTCTCGTATAACCCAGCGGATGCATATCGAGATCAGCTAGTTGAAAGCAGGGTGATTGCTGAAAGCAATGTTTTGACGAACCCAAGTGTTACGACTGAGGGTGTGTACACTGGCGATCCGTTCATGTGGCCGCAGTTACTGAATAATAAGATTGTGAATCAGATTGCGCTGTTCAATGACACTGGCGATGACGCATATTCAATAATGATCGCGCATTGGGATGCCGACTGCCTTATTGGTATTCCGCTCGCCCTTATTGGCGAAGATTACTTTTTCTATCCTATTTTACCTCCGGGTGGGTTTTTCCAGATTACTGAAGCGGATGTTGTCGGTCCTATATCTACTTACGCGCTTGCGGCTGCTTATGCGCTCTCTGAAATAGTCGGGGACACGATTTACGCAGTCCCATGCCCTATTTACACCGGTAGACGGCTGTCCGTAAGAGACCGTGTATGTATACCGGCAGATGAGTTAGACTCTTGTTGCAGACCCACTATTAGGCCATCAGCGTGCGAATAGGAACATACACACTTATAGGTAGGTTTATCCAGCAGCCGAATGAAAATATTCGGAGGCTGGTCAACGCTATTAAGTGGCTTGAGGACGGCGAGACTATTACAGATGTAACAGTCAGCATTGACAATACGACAGTTCCTCCGCTTGTCATTAATCAGATTGTAATAGGTCCTGATGGTGATAAATTTGCTTATTACACCAGTGGCGGTTTAGATGGCGAAGAATATACTGCTACATTCACTACAGAAACCAGCGCAGGACAAACTAGAGAGGACGAGATTATGTTTTTTATTAAGGAGATAAGGCGTGGCTAACATTCAGTTTGCTAATAACGCCAGTTCGCTTCTGGCCGCCTCAATTATCGACACTGATTTATCCATTCAGGTTGCGAACGGGTCAGCTTTCCCATCTCCTTCTGGAACTCAGTATTTCCTAGTTGCGCTTGTAAACGCCGCTGGCGATCTAGAAATTGTAAAATGTACATCCAGAACTGGTAACGTTTTGACTGTACCTGTGGGAGGTCGTGGACAAGAAGCCACCTCGGCGCAGTCATGGACACTTACTGTAACTCGTGTCGAGCTTCGTCTTACCAAGGGCACTATGGATGCCCTTGTGCAGAAAACTGGCGATACCATGTCTGGCGATCTGGACATGAACGGGAATGATATTGTTGATGCTCGCGTGACGGGGGATACAGTTGTTGTAGGCGGGCAACTTGTTGGTACGGCTGTGCGGGGAACGGAAAATGACGCATCTAATGAAATTCTCGTTCCCGGCGATGGGACAAGAGCCACTGCTGGTGCCGCTAAAATTATGGTGCAGACTGATAACGTTATTGGCTTCTTGCCAACCGGTACTATTTTGTTGTGGTATGGCACGCTGGGGAGTATTCCCGCTGGATGGTTTTATTGCGACGGAAATAACGGTACGCCGGATCTTAGGGGGTTGTTTGTTCGGTCTACTAGCCCGTCGATTCTTTTAGGCGATACGGGCGGTAGTGCTACTGCTTCGGGTAACACTGGTAGTAGCACCCATACACATTCAGGCACGACAGGCTCTCATGTTCTGACCGAAGCCGAAATTCCGGCTCACAACCACCTAGACGGTGCCACAGTTAGGCTTTATCCGACAGACAGCGAGGGGCAAACTCCGCCTAATGGCTACGAAATTAATGATAACGAATGGATTTGGGAGCACGCTCAGTTTCGTACTAACGACTCCTCTGCTCGTTTTTATACGGATGATACTGGTGGCGGAACTGGTCACACACACCCTATGAGTTTAGCTGCTGGCGGAGCACACACCCACACACTTGCTACCATCAGCACTATTCCGCCCTACAAAGCCGTCCATTACATCATGAAGACTTAACATGAGCGACTTTCTGTTTGAAAATAATGTAGTTGATAGTTTGGCGCTTAATGCTACCTCTGGCGCCCTGACTATTACTGTTATTAATGGTGCGCAGTTTCCGTCACCGGGTATGTACGAGCAGTTTGCTGTACGTGTGCGTGATACATCTTCCGGCGACCATGAGATTATGTATTGCGTCGGGCGGACTGGTAATGTGCTCACTGTTGATCGCGCCCAAGAGGGTACAGTGGCCATACCGTTCGACGCTGGCGCGGAAGTCACTATGCCTATTACTGCCGGCGTTCTAGAGTATCTGAGGGATCTCTAGTGCCTGTACAACTTCGTGATTTTCTCTTTACTAATCTGGCGCGGTCTACGCTTGTAAATGACATATCCGCATCCGATACAGAATTGACTGTGGTCGTAGAGGATGGATCTGACTTCCCCTCGGCTGACGCTAGTTTTTTCATAGATGATATATTCTCCATAGTTTTGCATGGCGGGAACAGCACATTTGAAGTGTGCTATTGCACGGCTATTGCCGGTAATGTACTTACCGTTGAACGCGGCGTAGAAGGCACTACACCGCTAGCTTTTTCAGCCGGAACTTTTGTTGTCCATACAGTTACTAAGGGGTTCCTTGAGCAAATTATTTGCAAGCGCACGACTGCTGCGCCGTCTGCTCCTGTTGTTACTATAGAAGAACTTTACGGAGATGGGATACTTGACTGGACGGCTTCTACACCAGCAGTAGATGACATTATCAGAGAATACCGTGTTTATCGACAGGATAATGGTGTTGGTGCGTTCGTTCTGATAGCCACCGTTGACGGGAACATTCTTACATATACCGACGACACTGTTGATCTAGACCTGAATTCGTATAAATGGCGCGTAGTAGGGGTTGGGTTCTGCGGCGGCCCCGGCGCGAACTCAAACGAAGTTGAGGGGGGTAACACGTCTTTCCTTCCTGTCATGAATGATGTTAATGCTTGTGACGCCACCGCAGACGGCGGCGCTACTGCGGTTAATGT